ATGGCTACCCGACCAGCCTGGTCTAATCGGTGGGATTACTGTTGCATCGAATTGCTATCCCACATCTACTGGTTACGCTCCTTTTCCTCAAGAGGCTGATTTCTCTGCCGCTGCCGCTGAGAATCTGACTTCTCTTGTGTATGTCAAGAATCAATCTGGTACTGCAAAACTCTACGTTGCGGGTCTGACAAAAATCTATTCGGTGGATTCTGTTGGTGCGCTAACTCAGGCTTGGTATCAGACAGGTACTTATTCCCAAAGCGCAAGCACGACTTTGACTGTGACAGCTACTGCTCACGGCTTTAAGACGGGGGATTCTGCTTATCTGAACTTCACAAGCGGAACGGCTACTGATGGTCAATTTACTGTAACCAAGGTGGATGCCAATAGTTTCACAGTTACGACCACTTCAGCGACCACAAGTGGTAATGTGCAGATTTCTCAGACTGTGAACGGTTATAGCACTCCTGCTAACAATATCTTCAGATTCACAAAGTTCGGTAGTCTGGTTATCGGAACAAACTTCTCCGAAAGATTACAGTATCTTAACGCTGATGGCGGGACTTCATTTAAGAATCTCTCTGATGATGCGCCTGTCGCTAAGTTTATTACTGTGGTTCGTGACTTTGTAGTGGTTGCTCACTTACAAGAATCTTCAACTACTAAGCCGTTTAAGGTTCAATGGTCTGGAATTAACGATGAATCAACTTGGACAGCAAGCCAAACCACACAATCAGATTCTCAAGAACTGGTAGACGGTGGACATATCAAAGGTATCCGTGGCGGTGAATACGGTCTTATCCTGATGGAAAAAGGCATTTACCGCATGACTTATGTCGGAACGCCTTTCGTATTCCAGTTTGACAACATTTCTCGTGGTAAGGGTTGCGTGGCTGAAGGCTCTATCTGTCAGTATGACGGATTAACTTTCTTTTTGTCTGACGATGGTTTTTATGTCTGCGATGGTCAGCAAATCATTCCAATCGGTGCGGAAAAGGTAGACCGTTTCTTCTTTGAGGATGCAGACTTAGACCTAACCACAATGTCCTCTGCGGCTGACCCTATCCGTAAACTCGTTATCTGGAACTACAAGAATAAGTTTGCCGTTCGTAAGATGATGGTTTACAACGTGGTTACTAAGAAGTGGAGCCAACTAGACGCTACTTCTGATTATGTGTCTGACGCTTCAACCGCTTCGGTGACTTTGGAGCAATTGGACAGCGTGAGCGCCTCTTTAGACGCTCTGCCTACCCCAATGGATTCGCCACTTTATGCGGGTGGTAAGTTCTTCTTAGGTGGAACTGACGGGACTAAAGTGATTACTTTTAACGGGTTGCCAAAGTCTGCTGTTTTGGAGACAGGTGATATTTCCACAGGTGGGATGGCGATGGTTAACCTTGCCAAACCTCAAGTGGACAATGGTTCTGCAACTGTTGCCTTGGCTTCTCGACTTCTCCTAAATGAGAATGTCACTTACGGAAGCGATGTAGCGGCTGACTCTGACAATCGTGTTTCCATGAGGGGTGCGGGAAGATACCACCGACTTAGAGTTAAGCCTACTGGTGACAACTGGAAAATGGCTGTGGCGGTAGATGTTGAAGTTATCCCAATGGGGTCTCGATAATGTTTAGGCTTCTTCCGATATTCGGTTCAGACCCGAGGGCTACCGCTGAGATAGTCAACGGGATTATGAATGGCAAGACGAACAATCACGGAACGGTGACGCTTGCCACGGGAAACGCCACGACCACAACTTTGACTGACGAGCGAATCAGCCCAGACACAAAGATTATTCTGATTCCATTCTCGTCTGCGGCTTTTACTGATTCCACTCCTTACGGGGCTTTTCAGGATTCCACCGACCAAACAGCGGCCTCGACCACGACAGCTTATGCGGTAACTTTTAACACCACAGACTTTGCTAACGGCATTTCTGTTGTCAGTAATTCTCGGATTACGGCTAAAAGTTACGGAATCTACAACGCACAATTCAGCCTTCAGTTTGCCAATACTGACACCCAAATTCAGGATATTGATATTTGGTTTTCAAAGAATGGCACGAATATAGCCAACTCAAACAGCCGTTTTTCTGTCCCTAACTCTCATGGTGGAACTGATGGGCATTTGATTGCTGCCCTTAATTTCTGGATTGAACTAAACTCAAACGACTATTTTGAGCTAATGTGGCGTACGACTAGCACATTGGTTTCTATCCAACAGATTCCAACCCAGACAAGTCCGACAAGACCTGCCACACCGTCTGCCATTTTGACGGTGAACTTTGCCTCGTCAAATGGGACAAATGCCGCAGGGGATTACGGGGTTTACGCAAGCGCTCAGACTAAGGGAAGTGCGACCTTAACCCACTTTGCAAACTCAACTTCCGACAAAACTTATGCTTACATTTTGGTAGGCTAGTGTATATAATTGGCTCCGTGGATGACCCGCCTCGGAGTCCCTTGAAAGAAAGGTGCTTTTATGGCAGTCGAAACCGCAACATCCACATCCACAACACAGATTGACCCAACAGTTCAGCCGTTCCTAAAATACGGCTTAGAAGAATCTCAGCGCCTTTACCAAGCTGGTGGCCCTCAGTTCTTTACAGGTCAAGGTTATGTCGGCCCATCAGAGGCTACTCAGACAGGTTTAGCGGCACTTCAAGCCAGAGCCGCTGCTGGTAGCCCTTTAACTGGTGCTGCACAGAATCAACTCTACGGAACGATTCAAGGCGATTATCTTGGTGGAAATCCTTTCTTTCAGGGTGCTTTCCAACCTGCCGCACAAGCAGCTACAACTCAGTTCAATAAAGCGATTGGTGACATTTCGTCAGCCGCTTCAAAGGCAGGTCGTTACGGCTCTGGTGCAATGACAAACCTTCAGAATCAAGCGGCTAACACTTTGGCTCAGAGTCTGACAGGCACAGCAGGACAATTGGCTTACCAGAATTACGCTCAAGAGCGTGCTCGTCAACAAGCCGCAACTGCAATGGCTCCTGAATTGGCTCAAGCTGATTACGCAGACATTAATAAGATGCTGGCGGCTGGTCAGTTTGGTGAAGGCTATCAACAGCAAGCATTGCAAGCGGCTAAAGAGAAGTTTGCGTTTGAGCAGAATCTGCCACAAGCACAACTGCAAACCTACCTATCGAATATCGGTGCGGTTCCAAGAGGAACAACCTCAACTCAGCAAACGCCTTTCTACACTAACCCTCTGGCAACTAATTTGGGAACAGGTTTATTAGGACTTCAGCTTTTGAATAAAGCCTCTCCCTATCTTCAGAGTGGTTACAACTTCTTAACTGGTGGTGGTTCGTCATACACAGGTTCAAGCGACCTTGACCGTTTGATTGGATTAGCATAATGGCATTACTTGATTCACTTTTTGGACAAACCCCAAGCTACTATGGTGGCTTGTTGGGTGAAGATGAGCTTTCTCGCTTACGCCAACAGGCTCAAGAGCAAGGAACTCTGAACACAGCAATGGCGCTACTTCAAGCGGGTGCGCCTAGCCGTACGCCTGGCGGTGGCGCTTTGGCTATCGCTCAAGGTCTGCAACAAGGTCAACAGGCTTATCGTCAGGCTTTGAACCAAGGTCTTGAAGAAAAGATGACTGGTTTAAAGGTTCAGGATTTGCTGCGTAAGCGCCAAGAGGAAGAAGCTGTCCGTAGATTCCTGCCTCAGATTATGCAACCTGGTCAAGTTACCGAACAACTCACGATGTATGGTCAGCCAACACAAGGCGTTATCCGTGACGATGAGGGTAATTTGATGCCTGGCGGTGGCGTGATGAGAACACAGCAACCTTCTACGATTAATCGTGATGCTCTCCAACAGTTAGCATTGGCTGCACCTGAACAGTTTGCCAAATTATCGGCAAGTCTAAAAGCACTTCAGCCTGAATACAAGGCTGTTGGCGATTACTTGTATGAAATTTCTCCCTATGGCGGAGAGGCTAAACAAGTTGCTACTGGTGGTAAAAAAGCACTTCTAACTGGTGAAGAAAGCAATATCGCTTTACGCTTGTTTGGCACAAATGACCCAGAGCAATTAAAAGCAATTCCTGGCTCATCTGATGCTATTGAAAAGGCTTCTGTTGCACTTAAAAAGGCTGGAGCTACAAGCATAAATATGCCAACAGGCGAGGAGCGAAAAGCCGCTGTTCTTGCTAATCGTATGAATTTTGGTGTTCAGCAAATGAACCAAGCAATTGGTCAAGAACCATCTGCTGCAATGCCAAATACTGCCGCTGAAGCTGCTCGATTCTTTACTAGAACAGAGTTCATTCCTAATAAGCTAAATACAGAGCAACGACAAATTGTTGAAGGCGCTCAGTTAGATATTTTGGATGCGGCTTTGACTTTGGGAACTGGTGCGGCATACACCCGTGAGCAATTAGAGGGCTATCGTAAATCTTACTTCCCTCAATTAAATGATACTGCTGCAACAGTTAAATCTAAGCAAGACAGATTGCAGAATCTTCTTGAGTCTGCTCAGATTGCCTCTGGTCGTGCTGTTTCAAACATCCCAACAAAGATGCCAAAACAACCGACAGTTCAGTATCCAGTCACAACCGAAACAAGCGGATTGCCTGATGGTGTGATTGTCCGTAAACGACAGTAAGGGGTAAAAATGCCAACTTATGACATTGTTATTCCAGGCAGAGGCACATACGAAGTTGAGTCAGCAAAGGAGTTGACTGATAAACAAGCGTATGAATATGCATTACAACAAGCATCTCAGGAAGGTGCTTCAGATGCTTTATTGCGTGGAACTGGACTTGCCGCAAGAGCTGTAACTCCTACCGCAATAGGTGCAACTATTGGTAGTCTTGCTGGCCCCGTTGGGACTGCGGTCGGCTCAATGGCTGTTCCTGCTGCTGATTTCTTGGGTAATTTGATTAACTCAATTGCCGCAGGAACTGAAAAAGTAACTGGCAAACAAATGCCTCGAATCATGCCAACATCTCAGGCAATACAAAACCTGATGACTATGGCAGGTGTGCCTGGCGCTCCTGAAACTCAAACACCAACAGAAAGAGTTGTCGGTGCTGGTTTAGAAGCCGCTGCTGGTGGAGCCGCTCAACTTCCATCACTAATGAAAGCCGCAACATCAGCGGCTGTTCCTACTGTTCAGCGTGAAGTTTCTCGTCAGATGGCTGTTGCGCCTGGTACTCAATCCGTTGTTGCTCCAGTATCTTCAATGACAGCACAGGGAACTTACGAGGCAACTGGAGACCCTAGAGCTGCTTTGGCGGCTGGAATGACAGCGGCAATGCTTGGTGGTGCAAAAACTCCAAAAGCAGAGGCTCCATTGTCTACAACTGCCCTTGAGCGTGTAGCGGAAAGCAAGTATCAACAGCTTGATGCTTCAGGTATTCAATTGAATAACCAAGCATTTACAGGTTCAATGAGCGACATTCAGAAAAGTCTTAGGAATGAAGGATACACGCCAAAAGCATATCCAAAAGTTACTGGCGCTTTAGAGGAACTTACATCTACCGCACAGCCTAAAGATTGGACTGAATTACAGGCGTTGCGAAAGATGATTAAGGGCGCACAAGCTAGCATTGACCCAGACGAAAAGCGTTTGGCATCTATCTTGTTAGAAAAATATGACGATTATTTGTTGAGCGTACCAAAAACTGATGTTATTGCTGGTGATGCTAAACAGGTTGGAAAACTTTGGGATGAGGCTAGAGATGCTTATTCTCGAATGAAAAAGTCTGAAGTATTTGAAGATATGTTGTCTAACGCAGAGTTAGATCGTAGCAAGTTTACTCAATCTGGCGCAGAAAATTCTTTGGCTCAACAGTTACGAAATCTTGCAAAGAATGACAAGAAAATGCGTCTGTTTACCAAAGATGAGCAAGAGGCTATTAGAAAAGCCGCAAAGGGCGACACAATGCAGAACTTGATGAAGTTCTATGGTCGTTTTGCTCCTACTGGCCCTGTAAGCGGTTTGTTTACTGGTGGCGCTAGTGCTATTGCTCCTGCAATTGGTATTCCTTTTGCGGCAGGTGCTATTGGCGCTCGTTACGGCGCAACACAAAAGCGCATTGGCTCTATTGAAGATTTGGCAAATTTGATGAGGGCAGGACAGCCACAGCAAATGACAAGTCAACAACTTAGAGCTGTTCCAACTGCAACGACAGTTCGTGGCCTTTTATCAATGCCAGAACTAGAGCAAGAACAACGAAATTTAATGGGTATCCAGTAAAGGAAAATCATGTCAAAAGACAAAATCAGCGATTACAGTACAACAGCCAACTCCAATACTGATATTGGCGGCATAAATGTGGATGAGGGTTGCGCTCCTTCAGGGATTAACGATGCCATTCGCACATTGATGGCTCAGTTAAAGACATGGCAAAGCGGTGGGCAAGATGTTTACATTCACCCTGCTGGCTCTGCTGCCTCACCTTCTATTACAGCGAATGGAGACACTAACACAGGCATCTTCTTTCCTGCTGCTGATACTGTTGGCATCTCTACTGGTGGAACTGAGAGAGCTAGGGTTGACAGCTCAGGAAGCCTTGGCCTTGGTGAAACATCTCCAAGCTCATACGGAAAATTAACAGTTACCGATGCTTCAGGTGGAAACATTGCATTGCGTTATTCTGGTAATAGCGGATACGCAAAACTTAGCACCAACTCAGCTAATGAGTTAATTTTTGGTGTTCATGTTGGCGGCGCTGAAAAAATGCGTCTTGACCAATCTGGCAACTTAGGTTTAGGTGTTACGCCTAGTGCTTGGGCTTCTGGTTGGAAAGTGCTTCAACTAGCAGATTCATCAATTTCAAATAATGCGTCTTACGATACATATGTTGGCGCAAACTTTTATTATGATGGAACTAATACAAAATATATTAGTTCTTCTTTTGCGGCATATTATGGTTTGGTGAACGGTCAACATCAATGGCATACAGCTGCATCTGGTACTGCTGGAGCTACCGCAACCTTCTCCCAAGAAATGACGCTTGATGCTGGTGGGAATTTGGGTTTAGGTACAACTTCACCAACCTCTTATGGTGGTTCATATAGAGTTTTTGAAGTTGCAGGTTCTGTGTCTGGTGTTATCAATGTAAAAACTGGTTCAACTCTTTACGGGCAACTTTCAAACGGAACAAACTCATTCAAAGTTGATGCCGTTGGTGCTTCTTCTTCGTTGTTGTTTTTGACCAATACAACAGAACGCGCCCGTATCGACTCCAGCGGTAACTTGCTGGTGGGGACTACAAGCACATTAGGTGCAAGTGGTGTTTTGCAGCTTCTAGGTAGCATGGATGCCCAAACGGTGACGAGATGTTCTGCTGCCTCTGCTGGTCAATATTGGCGTTACGGTGCTGATAGCGGAAACTCTTTTATTGTTTACAGCTCTAACGCTTCAGGCGGTGTTTACATTGGTAATGCTTCAACTTCTTGGACAGGTCGTTCAGATGAGCGTTTGAAAGACATTATTGAACCAATTGCAAATGCTGCTGATAAAGTTTCTAAACTTCGTGCTGTTATTGGTAAATTTAAGACAGACGAAGAAGGAACACGCCGTTCTTTCTTGATTGCTCAAGATGTGCAAGCTGTTTTGCCTGAAGCCGTAAGCGTTGCACCTAGAAAAGAAGGCGAACAAGAAGATTATTTAGGCGTTTCATACACTGATGTAATTCCACTTCTTGTGGCTGCAATCAAAGAACTCAAAGCTGAAATTGATGTATTGAAAGGTCAAGCATGACAATCACATGGAAAATCAATAACCTAGAACGCCAAACCTCTGATGGTCTTGTAACAGTAGTGCATTGGGGTGCTTACGCAACTGAGACTAGCAATGACCCTGAGAAGCCCTATGGTGCAGGTATTTACAGCACACAAGGCTTAGAACGAGGTGACTCATTCGTGAACTACGACACCCTGACTGAAGAAACAGTTCTTGGTTGGTTGTGGAGCAAGATTGACAAGGCTACGGTGGAAGCCTCTTTGACAGCCCAAATCGAGGCACAAAAAGCACCAGTAACCGCTAACGGCTTGCCTTGGGGTGAATAATGGCAACTATTGACGCAACAGACGCTCGTCTGTCTACGCATGAAGAAGTGTGTGCGATGCGTTATGAGTCTATTAATAAGGCTCTAGAGCATGGCGAAAAGCGCATGACTAAGATTGAATATCTGCTTTATGCGGTGATGGCTGTTGTGCTGCTCGGCCCTGGTGTCGGGGCTGAGTTCTTCAAGAAACTTCTGGGGA